CTGACCTATATGCCTTTTTTAATGCGGAAAATGGTAGTGACTTCTTTTTGGCGGCTTCTGAATTGGCAGACTTGGAGAATATAAACTATTATTATTCAACTATTAAGAAGTATTCTTTGCTTCGAGATTTAAGAGGGAAGTTTGATATCAGCGAATGGTATGAAGAAAAAAATCTTGATTTTTCTTTAAGAGAAAAGATTAGGCGAAATTTTGAAGAGTCTAGTGTTAGAGATATAATCACAAAGGTGCAGTCTGATATAATTAGTATTGAGGCTAAACACGTGAACAGAAAATCTTTTTCATCGGGAAAGGCTTCTGACGAAATTGACGAACTAATAGAATCATTAAAAAAATCACCCGAAGTTGGGTTCTCCTTTGAGGGCGACTTGTTTACTACAATTGTTCGAGGGGCTAGAAGAACCAAATTCTATCTAGGAAGTGGAGCCTCTGGGGCGGGCAAAACGAGAGGCGCAGTAAGTAACGCTTGTCGACTAGGATATCCCATTAGATGGAGCCAAGAGCAATCCAAATGGATCAACACGGGTAGTAAATTAAAAGTTGGTATTATTACAACTGAGATGGAGCTTACCGAAATAAAAACTCTGATACTAGCTTACCTAAGTGAAATTGACGAGGAGAAGATTTTAAACTATGATCTCACCGCAGATGAAGAAAAAAGGCTACTCATTGCTGCGAGAATAATGAAAGAATATAAAGAGCAAGTTGTTCTTTTTCATATGCCAGATCCAAGCGTAACACAAGTGAATACAAATGTGAAGCAGTTGGTTTTAGTAAATCATTTAGATGTGATATTTTTCGACTACATTCATACTTCGCCACAATTACTTTCTGACTTTGGAGGAATTAAAGTTCGAGACGATATTGCGCTTTTAATGTTATCTACTTCTTTGAAAAATCTTGCAAACGAGTTAGATATTATAATGTGGAGTGGAACACAGCTGAATAAAGAGGGTGAAGAATCCTTTTTCGTGGATGCTGGGGGAATAAGGGGGTCGCGTGCAATCTGCGACAAGACCGATGCTGCATTTGCTTATAAAATGTTAACTCCAGAGGTCGCCAAGTCTGTTTCTGCGGCAATAAAGCAAACCAACACAAAACCAAACTCTTATATTGATGTATTCAAAATGAGAAGAGGGAAATATCGTAGAGTTAGAATATTCAGAGATACCAATCTTGGGACAATGCGTTCCACCGACTGTTTTGTTACCGATGAATTTTTTAATCTATTGTCTGTCCCCGTTGTTTTCTCAAAAGATAAGAACAGTCTACTCACAAAAGAGGAAATATCAAAACTAACAAAAGAACCTACTAAACAAGAGCAAGAGTCAAAAGAGCAACCCCGACAGTTTAAAGTAAGTCTATAAGGAGGATATCGTGCAAAGTTCGACCATAATTGATTTTGTAAAAGAGCAGTTTCCTTCAATTCATATTGAAGAAAAAAGTACGCATTATGTTCTTCCGACTATCTGTCACAATCACTCTCATTCCACAGCTAGTAGAAAGTTGTATCTCTATAAAAATGAGGAAGAGGGAAATCCACTATTTCATTGTTTTACTCAATGCGGAGAAACCTTTAATATATACCAACTAATTCAAAAATACCATGCCCTTGATAAAAAAGAAATCACCTACAGGGATGCATATAAAATGTTTCATGGCAAAGATCCATCCTTTGAGAAAGATGACGCACCTCAAGAAATTATGTATGAGAAGGAATTTAAGAATCCTTTGGAGATCTATCTACCCGAATACAGTAAAAATGTGTTGGATATGTTTCGTAGCGATGATACTGATCCATGGGCGGAAGAAGGTATTTATCTTTCAATTCTAGAGGAGTATGGAATAACTTACTCCAAGAGCCTTCAATCAATTTTTATTCCGCAATACGATTGGAGAGGTCGATTCATTGGACTTAGGGTTAGAACAACTAATGCTCAAAAAGAAAAAATGTTTAAATACATGCCGGCTCACCTTAACAATATATTCTATAGACACCCTTTATCCCTAAATCTTTATGGGATTTGGGAAAATCAAAAAGAAATAAGAGAGCAAAAAAAAGTTTGGATATATGAATCAGAGAAAAGTTGTTTGCTTCATTACTTGCTAACCGACAATAGGCTTGCATTGGCAACCTGCGGAAGCAGTATCTCAAAATGGCAAATGGACATGTTAATACATTATCTTGGAGTCGAGGAAGTTATTATCGCCTACGATAAAGAATACGCAAACATTCAAGACGCCTTCCGGTGGATTGAAAAAATAAAAGAGCAGTTTAAGTATTTAACCCTATTTGTCAAGGTTGGGATTATGGTTGATCAAGCAGAATTGTTTGCGCCCAAAGACTCTCCAGTAGACAGAGGAATAGAAGAATTTGAATCAATGCTAATATACTATATATAAAAGGAGAGTAAATATGAAAGTAAAATTAAAAGAAATTAATCCAGAAATAGCAGGATTGGTAGACCAGGTTTTAGATGCAGTTGGATTGTCGGAAGAATGGTTAAATGCTGGAAAAGAATCTTTTCTTGATGGACGGAAGCTTCACAATTTTTCAAAAGGTGAAGATTTAATCCTCAAGCACATTAACAACCGAATCGGAATTTTGGTAGATACCGATACGGACGGATATACTTCTGCCTCAATGATGTATCAATGGCTAAAGGACAAAAATCCAAATGCAGAAATAGAAATACTAATTCAAGAGGGTAAAGTTCATGGTATTATGCCAAAAATGTTTGAGGATAAAGACTTTGATTTATTAATTATTCCAGATGCCGGCAGCGGACAAATTAAAGAGCAAAAAGCGCTAAAAGAAAAAGGATACGATATTTTAATCCTAGATCATCATGAAATGGGCGAAGAAAGCGAATATGCGGTAGTTATAAATCCTCACAACCAAAACTGCCATTACGAAAATAAAGCCCTAAGTGGAGGCGCAGTTGTATATAAATTCATTGAGGGAGTCGATACCAACAGGGGAGAATTAGACTATTCTAAATATATTGACTTAGCAGCAGTTTCAATCATCAGTGATATGATGTCGATTAAATCTTTAGAAAATAAAGCGATTGTAAATATTGGATTGGCAAATCTAATAAATCCTTATTTTAAGGCAGCCTTCAAAGCTGACCAAAGATTACAAGACAAAAACTTTGATCCAATTGCTATTGCATTTTATATTGTTCCAGTTATAAACGGTACGATAAGAATGGGTGAGCAAGAAGATAAAATGAACCTCTTTTTGGCGCTAAGTGGGATTGAGAGACCAGAGCCTATTATCGCAGGATTGTTAAAAATAAGAAACAAACAAAATACCTCAAAAGAACCAATCATAACAAGAATCTGCTACAACCTTCAAAAAAATGGATTGGATCAGGGAAAGATTATTTTTGCTGAAACACCTAAAAATACTCCAAAAGCTTTGACGGGATTAATTGCGGGGCAAATTGCAAACTTATATAATCGACCAGTTTTACTTGGCAGACCCGATGATAATGGGAACTACGTTGGAAGCTTAAGAAGTATAAACGATTCGACAGTTGAGAACTTAAAAGATTTTTGTATGGAATCGGGCTTTTTTAATTGGGTTGAGGGTCATCAAGCAGCTGCGGGATATTCGATTCCAGTAGAAAACATGGAAAAATTCTTAGCTTATGTGGATCAAGAACTACCTCCTGTAGAAAAGGTATATTCTCCATTCTTTGATTTGGGGAACTTTAAAAATCCAGGAGAATCTATTCTTGAGATTGCTTTTTTAAATGACCATCTTGCTACAGATTTTAAAGAAGTTTTGGTCTATAGTGAACTAGAAATCACTGCTGCAAATTTGCGTCTTATGGGAAAAAGTGCCAATGTACTGGCTGTTCAAGATTTAAAAAACAATGTAAAATACATTAAATTTAGGCATAAAAATGGTATAAATTTAACTGGTTTCGGAAAAATATTTTTTGAAGAAAAAGAATATGAAAGCGGAAAACTTCGCATTGTCGGAAAATGTAGTATTAACGAATGGATGGGTATGATTGAACCTCAGATTATCATAGAAGACATGGAATTCATTCCGACACTAGAAAAAGAAGAAGAACCAAAGGAGATCTCTTTAAAATATCTTGATATATTATAATATTGACAAAGTCTCCGAAATATGATATAATTAATATATAAGTTAAAAAGGGAGGCTTCAATGCATATTATTCACGCTCACACAGAATACTCTAATGGCCCATATCTTGATGCAATAATTAAAGTTGAGGACTTAGCAAAAATGTCTGCCAACTTGGGTGCTAAAGGGGTTTCGATTACCGACCACGAAATTGTTGGCGGTCATTTAAAATTTCTTGATTCAGTAAAAAAAGTAAGAAAGACTGGTCAGAAAATGTTAGAGTCGAATCCAAATGATCTTGAGGGTTATCGACTTTCAAATTTCAAAGGAATATTAGGAAACGAAATATACATGACCAAAGAGGGGCAAAGCGCAGAAATACACGAGAAGGGTGATAGATTTTATCACTT